CGGCAGCGTCAGATGTGTATAAGAGACAGAATATACTCTTTGTATTATGCAATAAATACCTTAAGTTTGCGATATAAATTTAAAACTAAAAATTAGATTGACAATGGAAAAAGAAGGAAAAATAAAAAAAATGGGGCCTAGGGACCAATTTGGTTTATTATCCAAGGATGACAAAGTTAAGTTTCGCGATGAATATCTTCTGATGACAGGTATGCCTTATCCAACCTTTTATCAGAAATTGCAAAATGATGGTTTTCGCCCATTAGAATTGCGGGCTTTTAATGACATGATTCAATGTTACATTTCAAATCATAATAACTAAAGCATTACAGATAATATCCCAAATCCCTTCTGTCAAACATAGAAGGGATTATATAAATCATTTCCGGCAGTCGAAGCCCTTGGAAGGAATTTTCTTTACGGACTTTATGCAGGATATTGTTGAAAGGAGATTACGGCGAAAGTCGGAGCACTATCCAGCTGTTTATGATGCGATAATAGGTCATATCAACAGATTTTCTCAATTATATGATTGTGACATATACACTAATTCTGTCACAGAAGAGTTCCTTGACGATTTTATCATTTATCTCCAAAATGAGGGTCTAAGACATAATACTATTGTAGGGTATGTACAAAAAATACAATCTATGGTTCGTAAAGCCTCACAATATAATTATGCAGTGGATACCACATACGATGAAATAAATATGCATGAAGAGGAATCACATGCTGTTTTTTTAAGTATGAATGAGATTGCTCGTATATACTATTATAAATTTATCCATCAGGATAAACGTAGGGCGCGTGAACGTATCAGAGATTTGTTTGTAGTGGGATGTCTTACAGCTCTTCGTTATTCTGATTATTCAACTCTGACAAAGGATAATTTTCAGGATGGCTTCATAATAAAGCGCACAAAGAAAACTAATGTGACGGTCAGGGTTCCAATGCATGATTATGTTCGTGAGATTATAGCTAAATATGATGGGGATATTCCTAGTGGACTTTGTATACAGTATTTTAATAAATATTTAAAGGTAATAATGAAGGAGATAGGGCTAACAGATAAGATTACGTATTCCTATACTGTAGGGGGATTTTTAAAAACCGTAACAAAGGAAAAGTGGGAATTGATCAGCAGTCATACGGCAAGAAGGAGTGCAGCTACAAATTTATATATGACAGGGAGAATGAAAACATTGGAGATTATGAAACTTACTGGTCATCGTAGTGAGCAAAACTTTTTTCGGTATATCCGGCTCACTCAGGATGATACAGCAAGGTCGATCAGCGGAGATAATTTTTGGAAAAAATAAGTTTTAAAGATAGAAGAGTACAGTTTAGGTAAGCCGCCTTAATCTGCGAAGACGGAAACGGCGAATTTGGGTAATTGGTCTAATGGTAAGATGGACGATTATGTTTGTAGGATAAAGGTTCGAATCCTTTATTACCCACTATTAGTATAGAATAATCAAAATCGAGCATGATATGAGTAAAAAAAGAACAATGCAAATAGACGTAATTGAGGAAGTAAAAGGAACTCAATTCATGCAATGCAAACTGTATATAGATGGCAATGCGAGTGTTATTCTTATGAATAAAATCGATTATGAAAGGCTGAAAGAAGAAGGAATCTTCATAAGAGATGGCAAAAGTCAAGATTCAGCCGGAGTGTTGAATACAACCAATACTTTCATTGAAAAAAATTAATACTCAAAAAAATGAGATATGAAAAAATATCGAGTAACAATTGAATTGGACATCTTTGAATTTAAAGTGTCAGCTAAAAATAAGAAAGAAGCTAAGGAAAAGGCTATTAAAAACCTTCAGAAAAAGAAAATATCAGCCATGATCCGAAGAGGGTGGCCAGATAATAAGAGGCAGATTTTTATTGATGAAGAATGATTTAACTCATAGAGGAACAGATATGAAACAGACAACCACGTCCGAATTTAAATATTGGCTCCGGATACATGGCATCCAATTAAAATGGTTGGGTACTGGTACCAAAAACAATCCAATCAAGATTAAATCAAAAAAAAGAAATAAATAACCATGAATAGTGACAGACAGAAGATATTAACTGATTATATTTCTTACATATACACGACAGGAAGGACTTATGATACTGTCGGGAAATATATCAAGCATGTCACGGATTTTTTAGAAATGGCCAAAGAAGTGAACCGCCGTGGCTATTTGAATTATAAACGTGAAAATGCTGATGTCATGGTGCGTCATTCGCTAATGTGTTCAGCTATATGCGATCTATTATCCTATCTCAACATCGGATATGGAAAAAGGGAAAAGGCGGTGAAACCTTTGGAAAAACTTGATGTCATTTCGGATAAGAACAAGAAACAACTTAATGATTTCATTGTGTGGCTGACCGACAACAATGATTACTCTTCTCATACAGTTGATATATATTACACATCAATGAAGAAGTATTTCGAGTATGCCAATGAGGTAAACATGGATAATTGCAGGAGGTTTATAAAAAGTCTCGAAGAAGAAAAATTATCTCCCGCTACCATCCGGTTACGTATTACAGCCATTGAAAAGTTCTCTAAATGGATGAAAAAGCCGATAGAATTAAAGAGACCTAAAATGAAACGTAAGCTGGATATTTCTAATGTTCCTACCGAGAATGAATATAATCGGTTACTGGAGTATCTGAAAACAAAACTCAACAAGGATTACTATTTCTTCATCAAGGTATTGGGTACTACAGGAGCCCGGCTCTCGGAGTTTCAGCAATTCACATGGGAGGATATAGCAATTGGCGAGGTTGTTTTGAAAGGGAAAGGAAACAAGTATCGGCGTTTCTTTTTCCAGAAGCAATTACAACAGGAGGTGAAGGACTATATAAAGGAGACAGGCAAGTCCGGTACTCTTGCTGTCGGGAGATACGGACCGTTGACTCAGAGAGGTTTTTCACAACACCTGAAAGCATGGGGTAAACATTGTGGTATCGATTCAAAAAAAATGCACGCGCATGCCTTCCGACATTTTTTCGCTAAAATGTTCCTGAAAAAAAACAAAGATGTTATTCAACTGGCCGATCTTCTCGGTCATGGAAGTGTAGACACAACAAGAATTTATTTACAGAAAAGTTATGACGAACAAAAAAAAGATTTTAATCGAAACGTTACATGGTAGTGTTGCGCAGCTCAATGAACTGTCATCCATGACCGAAGGGATAGACATCTATGACGATACCGGGCATGTTGACACCGATTTCTTGATCGAAGCGATATCTTGCGTCAGTGCCTTCATGGACGCAAGCAACATAGTTGTAGAAAAAATATCTTCACTGTTAGCGCCGGATGTTCCGATAGCTGAAAAGAAAAAGCAGGCTGACGAAGGCAAAAAATGGAGTGTGGAAGAGATATTGAAACATTGTACTCTTGAGGACGGTGTTCTGAAACTTCCTCAAGTTCAATTTAACAAAAAGTCTTATGCTGAAGCAAAGAAGTGGATAGAAGAAGCCGGCGGCTCATGGCAAGGTGGAAAGGTACAAGGTTTCACATTCCCATTTAATCCGAAACGTGTGTTTTCCGTTTTGAAAGAGGGTAAACGGTGCAACCTACAGCAGGATTACCAGTTTTTTGAAACTCCGTCCGATGTTGCCGACTGGCTGGTTATGCTTGCCGGAGGAATACATGAAAATGATACGGTATTGGAGCCGAGTGCCGGCCGCGGTGCTCTCATTAAAGCCATTCATAGGGCTTGTCCTTCCGTAACAGTGGAATGCTATGAACTGATGCCGGAAAACAGAGAGTTTTTGCATTCGTTGGAAAATGTGATACTCCTTGATGAAGACTTTACGAAAGACAGTGTAGGGCATTACACTAAGATTATTGCAAATCCTCCGTTTTCCGGTAATCAGGATATAGAGCATGTCAGGCTTATGTATGATCGATTGGAAGAAGGCGGCACGCTTGCAGCAATAACTAGCCAACACTGGAAATTCGCTTCGGAAAAGAAATGTATTGATTTCCGCAACTGGCTGAAAGAAGTACATGGAGAAGTTTTTGAAATTGGAGCTGGCGAGTTTAAAGAGAGTGGAACTACTGTTAGCACTATGGCGGTTGTAATAAAGAAATAATTCAAAAAAGAATAGAAATGAGTAAAACAACAATTTATTATCTATTCCTAATAGCAATGTATATGCTGCTAGGATAGATGGAAAGGAGAAATATGGATAAAGATAAATTCAACAAAGCAATAGAAATCAACAATAAAATAGAGGAATACAAAGATCATAAGATGGCACTTGAAAATTCTAACATAAAATATGGTGGTGGATTGATATTTACATACAACAGAATGCACAATGATGTACCATTAAAGGAAGAAATTTTTGGTAAGAATTTCCTTCAGTGCTATATGTATGCTTTGGATAGTAAGATAAAAGAATTACAAAAAGAGTTTGACGAATTATGAAAAAAATAAGGAACAAAACATTAATATGTTGAAACTAAATGACATAGAATTTTACAACACTCCTTCTGGAGGTGTTATGGTATCTGTTGAAGGGCAGGAGGCTTTTATTTTATTGCCTACCCACTATGACTTGATATCCATTTTGCATGATTATATTATGCAAAACTATCATGGAGCCTATCTGGCATTATCTTCCCTATATAAAGGGAGTGCTCAGAATCCTTCTTACTATCGTTATCGGATTGTGAGTCGTTTTGCCCGATGTAATTTTGGAGAATACGAAACCAATGTGGTTGATATAAGTAAACACACGTTCCATTTTGAGCAGGTTCATTGCCCGTTACGTGGCGCTGGTGATTGTCAATTGGAAAATGTTGTCTGTAATCCTCAGTATACTTTGCCTTTGACAAAACAGCAGATTAATATCTTCCGTATGTATGCGGATGGACTTAATACCGAACAGATTGCCAAAAAGCTTTCTCTTTCGACTAATACGATTGACCGTCACCGTTCTGATATACAATCTAAGCTTGATCTTCATTCCATTACGGAGATGATACTATTCTGGATTAACAATAATTTAAAATAACAACTATGTATTATTCAAACACTTTTGAAGCTGCAATGATTATATGTGGCTATCACCTTTATCGCCTTTTTTACACAGACCGTGCGCGTTATATACGTAAGGCTGAAGGATTTATTCGTATCCGTAGCAAACGTGTGATTGATGGTAAGATCAAGCGTGTCAAACGTCAGATCCGTGTGCGTTGGGATGCTGCCGGTATCTGTTTTCGTGCCAGTGATAACCAGCGTCTTCCGCAGTATGACCTGCCTCTCAAGTCTGTTCAGAATAAAGGATACGATATAAAATCAGGTCAGTTATGTATGTAGATGTAGATCATTCAGGGCTTTTTTCCATAATGGAACTTACCCCTAACGAATTGTACGTTATCAGCGAGGCAATTGTGTGTTATTCTCGGATACAGGATATATCTGCTGATAGTCAGGAGATATCTCGTAGGATAGCAACAGCAATCAGCCGGGAATATGATACAGGCAAGACAACACGTCCTGTTGAAAAAAACAGTAGTAAATGAATTTATCATCAAAGTATTATGATTTTATCCGATAAATCTCAAGGGGTGGACTTCTCTTCATTTCGTCTGCCGGATAATTATGGAGAATGGATACTTGATACCATCCATGACATGGGTTTAAAAGAATATACCGAATACGAAGGTAAGGTGTTTTCCGCACTTGACGGTTTACGTGAAGGAAGATGCTTTGATGTCACCCTAGTCCAGGAAGATATGCGTGAAATATTCATCAGGATATGTTGCTTGTATATCCATGATCATCCGCAGGTAGTTTTTAATGATACATATACCCGAATTTATAAACAGGAAAAATATGAACCAGGGAAGTTGGACCAACGCAGAAAAAAGATTTGTCCGCGATAACGCCGGAAAGCTGACTGTAGAGGAAATGGCCTGTCGTATAGGCCGTACTTCTAGCGCAGTCAAAATGTTTCTGATCAGAAACCGGATAGCGGTAGGAACTCAGATTAAGCGGAACATCTTACAGGAAATTTTGAAAATCAAGTTCGTGCACCCGGAGTACTTTAAGCCTACCCGTGCCTTTTATAAGGCGGTAGGTATGTCGCAAATACACTTTTGGGATTTATATTATGGCCGTGTACAAATTACAGAGCCGGAATATGTAGCAATAACCACGCACCTAGAAATTACCCTACAGGAAGCATTCGAGGCGCGGCAATTAAACCTCTTTGAAGGAGAAATAACAGATGAGCAAAATAAGTCAGAATAGCATAGATAAAGTCAAAGCAGCAGTTGATATCGTAGATGTGATATCCTCATTTGTCAGACTGGAGAAAAAAGGACCGGGGTATGTCGGAGTATGTCCGTTTCATAACGATCGTCATCCGTCCATGCGCGTTACTCCATCCCGTCAGATATACAAATGTTTTGTATGCGGAGCAGGAGGGGATGTGTTTGATTTTTTGATAAGACATGAAAACATGTCATTTACAGAAGCTGTATTATGGTGCGCCCGGCGTGCGGGTATACAGGTAGAAGAAACCGAAGTGACCAAAGAGGAGTTGGAAGTACGGAAACATCGTGAAACATTATATATAACAATGGATGCCGCCACCAATTTTTTTCAGTCCCAGCTTCCTTCGGCCGGAGCCTATTTGAAAGAGCGCGGCTACTCTTTGGATAATGGAATTTTGAAAACGTTCCGTATCGGATACGCGCCACAGGGTAACAAGGCTTATTCCCATCTCACTTCATCCGGATATATGACACAAAATCTTGTTGAGGTTAATGTAGTGGCTAAAGGGGATTATGATTATTACGATGTATTCCGTGACCGTATAGTTTTTCCATTTCTAGACATGCAGGGTAGACCGGTGGCATATAGTGGCCGCATAGTAACTCCCAACAAGAAGGTAGGGAAATATGTCAATACTACTGACACACCGCTATTTCATAAAGGTAAACACCTTTTCGGACTGTATCAGGCTTATCGTTTCATTAGCCAGGTGGGCTATGTGTATCTGGTGGAAGGGCAGTTCGATGTCATGAGCCTGTACGCAGCAGGTGTGAAAAACGTTGTTGCCGGTTCGGGAACGGCTCTGACAGAGGATCAGGTGAAATTGATTTCCCGTTATAGCAACAAAGTCGTACTGGTATACGATGATGATGAAGCGGGTATCAAGGCATCCATGAAAAATTGTGAGACAATGCTTCGTGCAGGGCTTAACATTAATTGTGTACGTCTTCCTCAGGGTAAAGATCCGGATGATCTGGCCATGGAGAAAAAAGAGCAGACTTTGGCATGGCTGAATAATAATACGGCCAGTTTTGTAACTTATTTCTGTAACATATTTCTTCCGGAGAAAATAGAGGATCCGGTAGAGAAAGAAGAAAGATTGGCATCTGTCTGTCGGTTAGTGGCATGTGTGGAATCAGAAACTCTCCGTATGGATTATACCAGGAATCTGGCACGTCGGTTCTCACAAGAACCGGATGTAGTAGACCGTAAGATTCGTCAGATGCGTTCCAATATGCCGGAAGCTCCAACAGTTGAGACACTAAAACCGGGTGTATATGGTCTTGATGTACTCCCGGCTTTAGTGACGGAGCGTACCAGCATTCATATATCAGCATCTTTTGATGAATTCTTGGAAAATTATGAGACGGTGCCTCAGATATATTTTCATGACAGTCTGTCTATGGAAGATATTCAGAAGGTACGCCGTGATTGCCAGTTGCTGGATGTGTCCGCTGATGTTCTTGTAATTTCTGCTACAGGGGAGGAGAGTACCACTATGGCAGCTTTGGCCGACTGCTATAGAAATGGAGTCACTAACATTTCCGTACTTGTTCCGGGAAGCGATATCGCGTCTATCAACAAGAAAAAACAGTCAGACGATTATATTGAGGAGGAACAGCCGGATGAGGAATGGATATTCATCAATGCCTATGTTTTTAAGTATAACCAGTTCCTTAATCGCTATAAGCCGGTAGACCGTACACCTTACCTTCAGCGTTGTGCCGATCTGATAGCCTGTACTGAAGAATCCGTTCGTATTGTCAACTTCAGTAAGTTTACAACATGGATGGAGTTAACCAAGACCGATTTAAATACATTGCTGAAACCGTACTTGGCAAAGCGAAAATCAAGGGTTGCTATCAACGCACAGCGTGATGATCAGGAAGAAGGGTTCTATGATCCCGATATCATTCCTGATTATGTCGAATCGAATCCCGTATATCAAAAGATGCTGGATGATTACCAGTTCTATCCCCGTCTGAACCGTAACGGGGAACCTGTGGCTTATATCTTTACGAATAATAAGCAGGGAGGTACTTTGGTGGGAGATTTTTTTATGGAACCGCTAATTCATATTGTCAGTGACAAGGATGAGGACAATAAACGTATAGTGCGTATCAATCGCCGATATTATAAGAAACCTATTTATCTGGAAGCACCTTCCAAATGCTTTCTTAAAAAATCAACCATTGAGGAAAGACTGATCATGCTGGAAGCTGTCAACTTCAGCAATGGAGAAGAAAAGCATTGGACAAAGATCCGCGAATGGATGTCCCGTAATTTTGTGTCCTGTAAAGAAGTCCGTACTTATGGGAACCAGCAGCCCGACGGATTCAGCCGGGACCAGTCCACTATGTTCTTTGCATTTGCCAATGGTATATACCATGAGCAGGACGGACAGTATCGTTTTGACCCTGTCAACGAACTGGGTGTGGCAACTCATAACAACGAAAACTGGTATCTGCCGGCTTTCTCCCAATTATATATGAATTCAGATATGAAAGAGAAATATGAAGTAATCAGTAACCTGCTTTATAAGGACATACCTGTTGAGAAACAGTGCACGTTTCAACGATGGGCGGATCTGATGAACCGGGTGTATCAGCTTAATGATAATGGGAAATGGGCTATCATGTTTGCTTTGATGTGCCCGTTCCGAAGTAATATCCATTGCATAGACCGTTTGTTTACAGCTCCATTTTTCATGGGGCCTATGTCTTCCGGAAAGACACAGATTGCAGTCAGCATCCGGTCGCTGTTTATGAATCCGAAGGTTCCATTGACCAATCTTCCTTCTACTACTTACGCAGGTCTGTCTTCCATGCTGGCCATGTTTCGTGACGTTCCTGTTGTTTTAGACGAGTATAACAACAAGGAAATAGAGGATAAGGTGTTTCAGTTTTTGAAAACCGCCGTATATGACGGTGATGGAAGACAGAAGCGGAAAGGAACTACGGGAAAGGAAATAGAGGTTGAGAAGATATATGCTCCCATTATTATTTGCGGTCAGGAAACACCGCAGCGGGATGATAATTCGTTGATGTCCCGTATCATTGTGTGCGAGGTGCCAAAACCTGCCAAGGAACGTACTCAGGAAGAGGTGAACTTGTTCAATGAATTGAAAGATATAGAGGAACGTGGTTTGTGCAATGTGCTGCTGGAGATACTGAAGCTTCGTCCTTTGGTAATGGACAATATCCGCAGGCTTAAAACTGAATGTTACAAGGAGCTGAAATCGCAGATGCTGGCTCATGGTGAGATAGACCGTCTGATGAAGACAGCCTCTCTGTTTCTTGCCATGTGCCGTTTGGTGGAAGAATATACGGATCTGAAACTGCCATTTACATACAAGGAGTTTTTCAAAATAGCTTGCGACAAAATTCAGTTCCAGGTGGATCTGATTTCACGTACAGACAAGCTGGCTACATTCTTCAAGGCCATGGATGTTATGATAGATACCAAGGCATTGGTTCCGGGCCGTGACTTTGATTTCGATTATCCTCCTAAGCTTACTCTGATCGGACCGGGGAAATCATCTGTTTCTTATCCTGTGCCTGACGGAACGTGTGTCATGTATATCCGACTATCTGTGATTTATGCCCAGTATGACCGCAGTTCCTTTAACCGGGAACAGTCTAGTCAGTCTACCATTGAGCAGAATCTTCGTTCCAATGCCTGTTATATAGGTCCTATAGCAGCTCATCGTTTCAATTGGAAGGAAACGGAAGAAGTACCCCGTGGAGAACTGGAGAATGAAGGCAAGGATATTCCGGAAGAATATATAGCCCAAGGCAACGATACCATGATGGTGCGCCGTGTCAAATCTCTGAATAAGAATACAAGCTGCATCGCATTGAATTACGATATACTGGCCTCTATGTATGGCCTTGATTTGAAACGCAACGAAACACCAAGAGAAAAAAATATGCAGGATCCTGAAGTGGAACGCCTGCCATTTTAATAACCAATAAAAAATAAAATTATGACTACAAGTATTATTGCAAGAGTGAACAACGTGGATATTATGTCCATAAGTGATGAACGATTGGTTCCAATAAAACCTATTTGCGAAGCATTGGGTATAGATTCTGAGGCGCAAAGACAGAAGATTCAATCTCATTATTTACTTGCTCCAACTGCCTTGCTCTGCAAGGCAGTTGGAGCTGATGGGAAACAGCGAGAAATGTTCTGTTTGCCTATGGAATATATTTTCGGATGGCTATTAACTATTAATCCCGCTAATGTGGTTGAAGAGAAGAGACAAAATCTTATGGCTTATCAAACGGAATGTTATAAAGTGTTATTTGAACACTTTAGTGATGCTAAAACATTTCTAAAGCAGAAACAAGCGATCATAGAAAAGAAAGTGATGGAATATCAGGATTGCCAGCGTCGTTTTAAAGATGCCCAGAAATTAATGAATAAGGCTAAAGCCGAACTTAATCAAGTGATGAAGTATACTATTGAAGACTGGAGGGAAAACAACAGGCAACTCAACCTTCCATTTGCTATATAATCAAAAGAAATAAGTATGGAAGCAAAATTTAAAATCGGGGATTATTTGGTTATAGTTGAGGATCCTAATGAAACGAGAATTGGTAAAAAAGTAGTTGTCATTGATGTGTTTCATTACAATCGGTGAATAAGTCAAAACTATCAGCTGTAGAAAAATGGGAATACAAAGTGACGGATGGTGTTAAGTCTTTGGGCTGGATTGATGAATGTTATTTGGATTATTATAAATAAGTAGTAATATAGATATTGCATTTCACAATCTATAATTTGAAATTTTCCCAAAAACACTTGCATAGACTGATTTTAATATTTAGATTTGCAGTGCCAAATAAACATTATTGTGAACAATACCGATGAGTTACGGATATAGCTCAATTTAGTGGGCTTTTTTTATGCCTATATATAACCATTTTCGTAAACTTACGAAAATGGTAAAGATATTGTAGAAGTGCAATTTTTGTTTGCAAAAGCTACGGCTGTCTTTCCCACATTAATCTTTGCTCTTCGGAGTTTACGATGATGTTTGTTTGGCGACACGGGAAATGGCAGCCGTTCTTTTTTCTGCCTAAAATGCCAAATAAACATCATCGTATGAGAAACGAACTTGTATTATCCGCTAAGTCTGCGGAACATTCAGCCTTTACTCTATGGCTGAATTCTGAAAAAAAATCGTCTAAAGTTTGTGGATTAAAAAATAATCCCCATCTTTGCAGTGCACTACATTTGAGAAAGGCGAGAAGGCTCGCCAATAATTTTGCTGCGGGCATTTTTTGTGTCCATGGCTTATCATATAGTTCCGTCCCGTGTGGAGCGTTAATGCGCCCACTGCCTTTCTCAAGGTGTAGTGCAACGGGGAGCGGAACTTTTTCTTTTCCCTATATAAATATATTGTTTCATTTTAAAGCACTACAAAAATGAGAAACGAACTTGTACTATCCGCAAAGCCTGCGGAACATTCAGCCTTTACTCTATGGCTGAATTCTGAGAACGCACTGTTCTCAATGGTCATGGAATCTTCCATAAACAATCTTCAGATGTTATTGATGGGTCACGCCTGTCTTTCATTTTCTGCGCTGATATGTGCCTCATGTGTGTCCGTGGTTCCTGCATTGCTCTGCCTTCCATGGTTTGCCACTTCGTTGTATTTATGCAGGAAAGGAGGTCTGCGATGAAGACTGACATATTAAAACTGGCTGAAGAAACATCCGGTATGCCTGAAGATAAATTCTTTACCATCGAAGGTGTCAAACTCACCGATGAAGCGGTGGATCTCCTCTATGATTTGCAGGACGATGAGAACAGCAACATAGAAAGCCTTCTCAATGGTATATATGAAGTGGAGGAAATAGTTCTCAATCCTGAAGCTGGCGCTTCCTATGGTGAACGTCTGGTCATGATGCAGACTCTCCGAGATATCCGCCATTTGCTGGATCTGCTTAAAGTCCGTTCCGCACCCGGTCATTGATTGCATTCGCATGGCTTCAGACATGCGGCAGATCATTTATTATAAAAGAATAGGGAATATGGTAAAAAATAGTAATACCGTATTCCCTGTTCTTTTATAATAAAAATCCCCCGGACCCCCTTATTTTAAAGAAAACATAGACACACGCATTTTTGCACGTAGAATTTTGCAAAAAACATGACCAACAGACCAACAGACCAACATTTCAAAAATATAAAAATAGCCTTTAAAATGTAACTATCTCATTTATAATATAATATATATAATTTATAAAATAATAATATATATATAATATGTGTTGGTCTGTTGGTCGTTGTTGGTCGTAGTTGTTTTTTGTTGGTCGGGCTGTTGGTCTTCCGTTTTTAGGAATTTGTCAATAATTCAGTAAAAATGAGGGTAAACTATACCTTATGTTGGTCGTGTTGGTCGCTGACCAACAATATAAATATATAAGGTATAGTTTGTTTATTGGCTGAAAATCACTAACTTTGCTTTATACTAATAGCCAATTGTTGGTCTGTTGGTCTGTTGGTCGCAAAAATAAGAACTTTCAACTAAAAAAAATAAAAGTATGATCACTACCACAATTAACATCACTCCCTATTTGGCGGAATATTTGCGCGGAAAATATGCCTTAGGTTCAAATGACCCGATAAATATTCCCGACAATTCAGATCTGTATCATGTGATATGGAATTATATGTCCCGTCGTCCCAGTAATATGCCGCATACGGATGGCAATATTGTATTGGCCCTGCCTAACCGGCGCGAGGGAAAGAATCCCGAAGTGTACAACTATCTGTCCGCGCGTGCGGTGGCGTATATAGAACTTGCCATCCGTCGTGAGTTCAACGAGGAGCTGCACGCCACCCTGTTGGATAATGACCAGCGCGGACACCTGTTCGACAACAATGCCGTTGTCTATCAGTTTCTGTGCACCTATGGCATTGAATCCGTATCTGAAGAAGCACTGTTGAAGAACTATTATCGGTGGCGTGAGAACTTGCGTAAACGGAAAGCCCGGCGCGAAAGGAAGAAGGATATGATACAGGTTATCTAACATGGTTAAATAATATTAAATCAACAACCGACTAAGTGTATCGTTTTGTCCGTTTTGACGGTGAAACTGTCCGCTATATGGAGGTAAATGGCGAACTTATTAATTATCAAAGTGTTATGAATCAGCGAAATAAAGAATTCTCTATTGTCGTTACTTTTGTCCCCTCAGGTGGTATGAATCAGGAACAATATGTTTTTCTGGCCGAGGAGTTTTCATTTGAACCTGCGGCTTCGGACAATGCTTCGGGAACCAGTTTCAATTGTGACAAGGAACTTGTCATATCACGTCCTGATAGCGGTATATTAAGGGAGTTTTCCATCTTCCGTTCCGGTATATTGTATTTTCGTGATACTTCCGGTAACAGCTATGGGATTGGAGATGCTGACATTCCTGCCAGGGTGTGCCTGTCTCCCCAGCTTAATTCGGCACGGCTCACAATGAAGTGCACCATGCTGAAACCGCCCGTCTTATAGTCTTTTTTATATATATAAGGTATGGATATTTTTGTAAAAACAAAAAAATAGAATGACACAGTCACAGAAATATCTTCAGCAGCTTCTCTTATCCCGACAAGGATTGCTCATTACGGCAGAGGGTTACGCCTCTGTCGTAGCTGAAGCATTCCCTAATGTTCACGATTCCGATTCTGTAGAAAAGGGTCATGCTGAGATGCTGTATACCGAGGTGATTTCCGGTGCCTTGGATTTATGCTCCTCTCAGGTCCGCATGGCTTTTCCTGACAAGGATATCAGCATTGTTTCCGATTATGCTTCTGAAGAACTTCCCGATAACAGTATTGCTTACTATCCCGTGTTCGGTGTAATCACATCAAACAGTTGGTGGCGTTTTTCCAGCAAACAGTTTGAGAAGGATCTGCTGGCATCCGAATCCAATCCTGCGATCATTGCACATTTTGTTCATATAGACAGTCCGGGAGGCGAGGCATTTTACATGGACCGCCTCTCCGAGACTATGAGAGACTTGAGTAAGCCGGTGGTTGTTTTGGCCGAGCGCGTATGTGCGTCTGCCGGTTATCTCATCGCCTGTCATGGCACTAGAATTTTTGCCGCTACCGGTTATGACAAGATAGGATCTATCGGGACAATGGCCGAGGTCTGGGACTATTCCGAATATTTTAAAAAAATGGGTATAGAGGTGCATACGTATCATGCTTCCGCATCGGATCTTAAGACCAAGCTTATGGATGACGCGGCTTCCGGTAAGGGTGATGAGTATGTGGAACGTATGCTGAATCCTCTTAATGATATGTTCTTGTCCGAAGTTCGTTCCACCCGTCCGGCACTTAAGGATGCTCCTGATGATGAGCCTGCTCTTCGCGGGGATATTTACCTTACGGACGAAGCGATCGGAAAAGGTTTGATAGATGCAAGGGCCACTCTGACAGAAGCCATATTGGAAGCATCCCGTCTGGGGCGTGAGTATGCCGACATTCAGCGGGCCAAAAGCCAGTTATTAAGTATAATTTAATTAGTATCACAATGAAATTTAAAGAAAACGTACAGAAAATTCTTCAGAAGCTTGGTTTCGCTGGCTCCGAGGAATCCCTGAAGGCTCTTACGCCGGATGAATGGAAACAGTTTTTTGCCTCCTATCATGAGGAGTTCGGAACGGATTTTCATGCCGATATGCAGGCCTACCAGGATGAACAGCATGCCGTTCCCGACCAGGCACAGATCAATGAGGCGTTCAGCGTATTGTCAGGATTGATCAACCCGAAACAAAATGTGGAAGACGCTGCCGCGCATGGAGTACAGGATACGAAAACAGAGCAGCCTACCGCACAGCAGGTACTTGATATGGCGAAAGCTGTATCCGCTACCTTCATGGCTATGGGTAATCATGCGGCTGATGATGTCCCTATGACTACGGTTGCCGGTTCGGTTGTAGGATTTACAGGTTCCGGAGACCGTGAGAAATTCCTTTTCGGAATTGAGCACGAATTCTTTTCAATGGATAAACCATGGAACCGGTTCACAGCCAATCCTACGTCAGACCAGCGTCTGGGAGATAAGAAGATAGCCGCGTCTTTCGGTGCTGAAGTGGAAGCCTATTCTTCTTCATTGGCTGAGCGTTACAGCTATTTGCAATCGCATAACCAGCTAAACCCGGAAAAATTGGCGGCGGGTGAGTTTGCCACCGATTATTCCCAGGTTACGGGAATGAAGGGTGGAGACCAGTATCTTATCCGTCGTCAGGATGCCATTATCGCCCGTGTGCTTTCCATCCGCCAGCTTACCCAGTATTTCCCTGTTCGTTACGGTATTCAGGACCGTGATGTCATTTTCAACGCTTTCTTTGGTGAAGTGTCACAAGCATACCAGGTAGGCGAGGTTTATAAAGGTGATATGGAGATTGAACCGGAGATGGGATATGTGGACGATGCCATGATCAAGATGAAGTTCGGTCCAATGAAGGAACTGGAACGCATGTATATAGGCTACCTTAACCGTGAAGGCTCGGATCCGATCAAATGGTCTATGATTGAATATGCCATTATGGGATCTCTTGAAAACGCGCAGCGTGAACAGAATATGCGCCGTATGAGAGGTTTGTATGTGAAGCCTGAGACGAGCGTAGCCGGTTCCTATCTAAATGCCGGTACCGGAGTGCTCTATACCCTTATCCGTCTGCACCACGAACATAAACTGTTGTTGACAGACAATGTTGCATACCGTACTTATGACGATGCCAACATGCTGGAAACCGTACAGGAATTCTACAAGGAAATTCTGGCTAAAGTGTCTGAGGATATGAGCCTTGACCAGCATGTAATGTATCTGAACGAAAACCACAAGCAATGGTGGATTCAGAATGTGCGTGAAGCTTATGGACAACAGCAGGACTTTACAGGACCGAACAGTTACCTTAATATCATACCGGACAGTTCTACCAATATGCGTATTATTTGGCTGCCTTATTTAGGTCAGCTGCCGTTCATGATGATGCAGGTTCCCGGTAATATCCAGTTCCTTGAGAATCTGCCGGGAGAGATGCTTGCCATGCAGACAGAAATGCAGATGGAGATGGTCCGCGGATGGTCTACCTGGAAAGAAGGATGTTCGCCCGCATTTGTCGGCCGTAATTTCTCTTCTGCCGACAAGCTGAAGGAAAATGACTATTTATGGCAGCAGATCTTCTTGAATAAACCTTCCGTAACCTTGGAGGCGGATGCCACAACAGCTGACGCATCGAAAGGATTCTGGTTTATTTCTGGAACCAATACCGGTGAAAAGAAACTGACAGCGATCAACAATGCCAAAAAAGGCGTGGCTTACATTGTAGAGTGTGGAAACAAAACCAATGTGACCGGCATTGACAAAGCGGGTTCTTTTGAAAGTATTTCCGAAGCATGGACTCCGACAGCTGTAGGAGATTATATCATGGTCATGCTGAACAGTCAGAACAAATTCATTGAGTTGGAACGTTGCACTGGTGGTGTACGCAAAGTCAATAAGACAGCGCAGCCCAATGTACCTGGAGCTAGATAATTTTTTTGGTTGGTTATTAAAAAGGTTTTTAAATCGGGGGCGGGTGTGGTAGCCCGCCCTTTTTATTAAACAGAAAATTTATGAGAACAAGAATTAATTCCCGCATATTTTTATTTCAACTGGCGGTGCTGGTTGTAGTGCTCTCCTTGAGCTTTGTTTTTGATTCTTCTGCCGATACTGCCGTCGGGCTGTCAATGGCTGTCACCGGAATGATGAATATTGGTGATATTGAGGATGTGTCCGACCGTCAGACCCATGGATCGAACATTGCATATCAGATTTATCTGATCAGTATTGACCAGGTGGATAATTCTCAGCTGTTTCCGGCTCCCAATGCCAACAGGGAGGTAGGGCAGGTTCCGATGAAGAATGGTGAGTATATGAAGTACTTTGTGTGCCATACCATCCCCACTTTTGTAGGCAATGGTGAGAAGGGGGATATCACCACTTCCGGAACCAATCAGTTTGTGGCGGTTATGGGTGGACAGCGGGACAAACTGCTTTCTTTCACGGAAGAATATGCGGGTGGCAAGTTTATCATTCTCTTCAAAGAAATTGAAGAAAGCCAGTGGTATATCATCGGTTCTTATGACCGCCCGATGATTCTTCAAACGTTTGAAAACAAACATGACGCAGACGGACGTTATGTGACGTTTACATTCCAGCGTACTTCCATTTCACAGTATTACAAATATACAGGTGCTATTGTACGTCAGCCTGCCAAATCCAATCCGGTGGATGCCACTAATCTTACCGTTACGCCGGGACAGGACTTGTATTCCATTCCTGATTGTACCTCCTCACCTAAGGCTATTGCTACAGTTTCCGGTCTGGCGGCTAATGATAAGGGACGCTATATAACTCTGGTAGGTGAGGGTGTGGAACATCCGGCTACAGTTGCTGAGAATGATGTGTTTATTCTTGAGGATGGAGCTACATGGACCGCCCGTGCTGGAAGCCGTATTACTTTCCGCGTAATTGATACTGACACTTTGGTTGAGATTTCCGGATCCCGTATTCAAACTGTTGTCTGATTTTTATAATTAATCCTGTGCGGATATATATGATTGTTTTACAATGTATTATCATGCACAGGTTAAACTGATAAGTTATGTATTCATTCAAAGAAAAGAAGCTTCATTATAACCGTCTTCAGAACCAGTCCGCCGCTTCGGCCGATCTGAAGCTTTTACGGAGTATTAATCCTGATGCGCCTGTGTTGCCTGCATGGGAGCGATCACCTGAACGTTTTGCAAACAAGATTCTTTATCTTCTGCTTGATTATGCAACGGCAGAACAGATCAGAAAGAACCGACGCAATCCTGTCAGCTCGGTAAAGGAGAAATTGGAAGAGACAGTACACGAGTTGCAGGAGAAATCGGCCGAATTGAAAGAAACGAAAGATACGGTGCAGGAATTGCAGGAAAGAGTAGAGGAGTCGGAATTTCGTGCGGAAAAGGCGGAAACATCTTTGGACTTTGAAAAAAAAAAGAGGTTTAAGGAAAGTACAGAAGCATGAAGAATATCCCGCTATTGACTGGGATAATCTTGATGATGAGAATGTACAGACTGCCACCCTTATCTATAATGACCGTGTTGTAAGCTGGAAACGGATGAAACAGATAGACGAACGTATGGATGCTGACAATATTACCAAGGATGATATATTTTCCCTTGTCCATCTTCGCATCCGTAATTTGCAGGCTTTCTCAGAACTTAGAGCCTATAATGATACCGGTTCTTTCCGTTTCCTTCATCCTCTTATAGCAGGGCGCAGTGAACGTGCCTTGCTGGCTTCCCTTCTTGAAAAGGATCCTCAGGAATTTCTCCGCAAACACCGCAATGTGCTTGACAGTATACGGCGTTATGAAGCGTATTTGAAAAATCCCGAACGTGAATCCCGACGGAAACAGGACAGGAATTTGTTACGCAAGTATCGTGATCGTGAAACTTTGTTTAGAGATATACTCAATGAAAAGACTAAAGGTTGATTTTATGGCTGTTTCTCTGTTTCTTACCATGGTGGGGATGATAGCCGGTATTTCAGTATTAATATGCTGTTTGCTATGACTGGTAATAAGGATATTGTAATTGTCAGTGATGATTATCTGCCACGGGTACGTACCTATGCCATTATGGGGTATAGCCGTGAGCGCGTGTGCCGCCTGTTGGAGTTGCCGCGGAAAATGCAGATGGCATTGGCTGTCCGGCTGTCGTTGCCGGGAGATGTGTTCTATGAAACCTATGAGTCGGGACTGGCTCAAGGAGAGAAGAATATTGATATGGAACTGGCGAAGAAAGCGGAAAACGGGGATATTGATGCCATTGAGCTTCTTGAAGAGAGAAAGAATGAACGTTATTTTAAAGATTTGCGTAAAGAACTATTTGGAATATGACCGTACTTGAGCGTCTTGATAAGATACATCCCGATATGATTTCAGGATTTCTCACTACCGGAAAGTGTAATGGCATTCCGGAAGATGTGCAGAAATTTTTGAAACAAATACAATGGGCGGCAGAAATATATGAATATGAACCGAATATAACCCGTGCTTCCAAGAAATTGCGTCTGCGCATTAATGCGGAGCAGAAGTTGGCTTTGGATGAACGTACCTGCAAGGAACGTATCTATCAGGCCATTAATTATTTTAATGTCGATAACAATGTCAGCGAGAAGGTATGGGAGAATCACTATGCGGACAAGCTGGAATCCATGGCGCAGTTATGTGCGGCCAAGGGGGATATGAAAACGATGGCTGCATGTATCGAAAGAGCCAGCGAGCATCGGATTCGTGCCGCCCAGATAGCGGAGGCTGCTACCAATCTTGGTATTACTTTCATTATTGATCCTAACCTTCGTCCGGAAGATATGGGATTGGAAAGCAAATCGCTGAAAGAGATAGCGCGTAAGCATAACGAAGGGTTTTATATCCAACTTATCGACGGTCTTCCTATTGATAAGAGGGAAAAGAAACGCTTGTTGCGGGATGCCGATATTCAGGATGTAGAGGAAATTTTAAATGAAGAGTAATCATGAGTCAGAACGATATATCCAATGATGAATTTTCAATGGAGATGGAACGTATCTACATGAATTCCATGCAGGTTATGGTCAATCTTATTGATCCTAACAAAGTGGTGGTGGAAGCTGCACGTGCGTCAGGTAAGACGAGTGAGGTTACAGTGAACCGCATAGTCCGTGTGGCAGACAGTATGCCGGCCGAGTTGTCATTTTTAGCTCATCGTACCTATGTTGCGTTGCTTACCAATATATGGCCTAACATTCAGGCTGCTTTTTCCAGGCAGATTACGGTTAACGGCCGTCCCCGTTGTATGCTGGAATATGGCATTGACTATATTGCGGGAGAATCGAAGATCCCGGAACATTTCCGTAAGCCGCGTTATCCAATTTCTTATCCCAAGCATAGCATCCTGTTCCGGAACGGTCATCATATCCAGCTGGTAAGTTCTGACCAGCCGGACTCAGTGGCGGGTAGAAGTGGTGTTCATGCTTTTGTGGAAGAAATGAAACACAATGACGGAGAGAAACTCAAGACACGTCTGTTTCCTTCTCTTCGTGGATCTTCTGCGGAAATCCGTAAAAGCCCATATTACCAGGGATGGACCGGGGTTTCTGATACTGCCCGTGTGGATTTGAATGAGGACGACTGGTTTGAACGGTATGAGGATCAGAACAATCCTCAGCTTCTTTCCGAAATAGCCACAGTAGCCGTTCATGTGAACAAAGCGGTTTATAAAAGAATGGAACTTCTTACCGCCCAGAAGAATACTACCAACCCGGTCACGCTTGAAAAGATACGCCTGGAACTGAAGAAGTATGACAGACAGATATCCATGTGGACACCGCGTTTGGCTGATATGCGGCGCAACGCCACATTGTATATCCGGGCCAGTTCGTTTGTCAATAAGGACATATTGGGACCTAAGTTTTTTAAAACTCAGCTTGACACATTGGATATGGACGAATTTCTTACTGCTATATGTGCTGTCCGTCATAAGTCTGTGGTTAACAAGTTCTTTGCAAATTATGATAAAGAAAAGCATCAATTCTCTGACGGGTATATTTATGATTCTATCATGAAACTTGATCTGAAGGATCATTTTATCATCACTGCCCGTTATTTGAAATACTACGACAAGAGCGCTCCGCTGTATATAGGGTATGATCCCGGACATTTCTCAAGCCTGGTATGTGGGCAACCCAAGAAGTACGGGAAGGAATTCAGGCTGTTGAAAGAGTTCTTCTGTTTCTATCCGGATGAGCAGCCGGAGCTTGCTAGACAGGTTTATGAGTTTTTCGGGCGTGACTGTCGAAACAAACGTATTGTTTTATATCCGGACAGGGCCGGTAACAAACGCAGGGAGGAACTGGAGCAGATAACGACTGACAGCCGAGCATTGAAGAGGGAACTGGAAAGCTACGGGTTCGAAGTGCAGCTCATGAACGAAGGACAGGCCACAATCTATCATTGGCAGCAGTTCAAGCTGATGTTGCTTTTGTTTGGTGACAGAAGCAATGCTTTGCCTCACGTTTTTATTGACGAAAATGAATGCCCTAACCTTTGTAGTGCTATACCTCTTTCACCACGTAAGAGCACCAACGGACGTATAGAGCTGGACAAGAGCAGCGAGGTTAAGATACCGCTTCACCGTCAGGCTGGACTGACAACACAGATTCCTTCTGCATTCATTTACCTGATGTACGGTCTGTATGGGGATGCTGTTCTTAACGAATTGACCAGCATTCCTGATGATATTCCGGATAATTTCAGCTTATAATTAAAATTCGGCTTAAATAATAAGTTCAATTGATTTAATATAAGTGTCTGTTTGACATTTAAATAAGTATTATGTGAATCATAGATAAACGATTGACTTTTTGAAAAATTTTTGAACTTTTTTCAAGAGACGATTGACCCCACGCCGCGCTGATAAAACCGATTGCACAGCACAGGGGGTAGATGGGTGGAAATATGATTCTTCCCTTGAGATTTCGTCTTTTCTACTGTATCGGAAAACGAATAAATTCGTAGCATGGAAGAGGTAATAGATCATAACGTAACGATGTCGGGTGCACAGGCCATGCAATGGGCCAGGGAGATATCCAAGCTGCCCGATGGATGCTTTACCATAGCATTCTATCCATGCAGTCTGCAACATCATGAGGCATCCACTAAGATCATAGTAAAGGACGGTTGCAGATGGCGCACCCAATTGCCTCATGAACGTTTCAGTGTGGACAGTGATAACTTCTTCCTGTTTACCGACAAAGACGGAGAACCCCGTATGTGTTACACTATATTGATACGCTATATGGGATTCCCGCAAGATGGATTTAAACTACATAAAATAGATTGGTTATCATGAGTCAACAAAGTAATATAGAGATGCAGGGATGCCTTGGCGTGTACGTTAATGACAGCAGTGTGATATCTTTCCAGCTGGGAGAAGGGAGTATGCAGGATGCCTTGCAGCGTAACCGAACTGTATCTGTTAATCCGGTGGTATTGGAAGGACAGGTGAGATGGCTTACGGTTAAAGGGTATAACATCGCTTCCCGTGGCTGGAACAATCTGAAATGCCAGGAAGTGGCGAGCGATATCAAGCATAACAGGCTGCTTCCAAGATTGATAACCAAACAGGTCAATATGCTGTATGGCTCCGGACCGGCTGTCTATAAGACGGAACTTGTTGATAATAAAGTCAAGAGAACTTGGATTATGGAACCCAGTATACAGAGATGGCTGGAAAGCTGGGAGCAGAACGGAATGGAGCAGGGATACCGGGCGTTTGCAAAACAGAACATCAAAAACTATTATTATTTTCGCGATTTCTTTGTAAAATGGCGGTTTTCAGCAGGAAAAGGGATTGTTCCGGGCGTACTGCCGGTTGCTGGTCTGGAAGCCATGGAGAATAAGGATTGCCTTTTGGCCACCACCCGGACGGATGTGGCTTATGATATGGTTTATTATAAGGATTTCACGGCTATAGCTGTTGGTAAGTTTATCAATGGAATCAGTACCAGTTTGCGTATTTATCCTAAATTGCGTATGCAGGATGTACCGCGATACAGGTTCGCTGCTGTTTCCCATCATCGTGAGAAGTCCATTGATAATTTCTATGGAGAGAATGAGACACACGAGGGAACACAGCCTTATATCAAGGGTTCCAATGAAAATGCGGTATATATTAACAGCTTTCTTCGTAATTCTCTGGCTGCTAAAATACATATCATCATTCCTAACGCATGGGTGAATTCGAAGAGAACCCAGATTACCAATCTTTGCAACGAAAACAAGGAACGTGCTTCGAAACAGGAGAAACTATTGCTGTACAATGGACTGGAGATTGGAACTGAGTTCAAGGAGTCTACCTTGATCCGCTATATAAAACAGGAATTGGATAATATATCCGATTACTTGTCCGGAGCCGATAACCAAGGAAAGGCTTACGCGACTTTCAGCTTTCGGAACGGAAGCAGCGGGGAAGAGGAGCGATGGAAGATAGAAACCGTCGATTTAAAATATAAAGAATACATTGATGCGATTATCAGCTATGATAAACGTGCTGACGAAGTATTGCTGTCAAGTGTCGGGCTGGATTCTTCCATCTCATCAGTCAGCAAGGACGGTGTAATTAGCAAGAGTGGAAGTGACGCTTATTACAACTATTTGATTTATCTGCTCCAATTGGCACCGGAAGATGAGATCGTATGTGAACCGTTCAACCAGGCTATCCGTATTAACTTTCCTGAATTGTACGAACAAGGTTATCGGATAGGCTTTTACCGGGAAATCCCATCGCGTCAGGAAGATGTATCACCGTCTAACCGTCTTAATAATCAGCAGCCATGAATGTTTTAGAAGAATTGTTTATAGATGTGGCCCAGTTCCACCTTTATTCCCCTTATGCGGAGAGTAACATGAATTTCAAGGATCTTGCATCAAGTGCCATGAGTGCCATTAAGCAGGTTCAATCCGTCATATCTCCTGATATCTACAAGAAGATAGCAGCAGGAGAGGATAACGATGAAAAGGATGCATTAAGAAGTGCCGTGGCTAATCTGACATTGGCAAAACAGCTTATATTCAATGTACTGTCACTTCGTAAATCGGATGTGGATATCTACAAGAACGAGCAGGAGCAGATGCGCAGGGCCTATCGTGATAATTACTATAATGCAATGGATACGTTACTTCAGCTGCTTGATTCGGATGAGGAATGGAAGAAAACCAAGACTTATAAAGCTTTGGAAAACCTTAAGTTGAAGACTACTTATGAATTCGATGCATCTTATCCCATTGATAATTCATTCCTGTATTTTTTCAGATGTGTTCCGATCCAGCAGGAGGCATTGGATGATTATGTATCAGGCTATTATGAGCGTTTGCCGGAAAAGGATCAGACAAACCGTAGGAAATTGGACAGATGTCTGGCTAAAATAACAGTGGCATTGTCGTTACGAAGATTTGATATCCTTGAATTTCCGTCAACCATCCGTAATTTGTTTGAAGATTCAAAAGTTATGCGTTACGGTACCCAGGAGCAGGAGAGGATGTTAACTTTATCTGATGATCTGATGTCACAAGCATTGGAAAGCCTTAAAAATATTGATTTGTCTTTATCCGGAAATACGGATGCTGATATAGTAACTGAAACATCTTTCAATCGTCCGGACGATAAAATTTATTTGATGCCATGAGAAAAGATATTGAATTTACCCTGAAAGGAAGCGTGTATTCCATTCCAAACAGTTGGGAAGGGTTGAACACTTATCAATTTAAAGAACTGGTTGCGGACCTGATTTCCATGTCCGCAGGTAAACTTTCTGCCGGTCTTGTGCGTGTGCGCCATATATGCAGGGTGATGGGCTGGGATATCAATAAGATAACCGATGCGGATGCCATGGGAAACATCGCTTGCCTGGCTGAGCAGGTCACCTTTCCTTTTCTGATCTGTTATCCGGATAATGATGCGGCACTGGCGGATCTTGACACCGACTCTTATGAGCTATGCAAGCGTGTCCCGCCGGAAAGGCTGACGGGGATAACTATATCCCGCTATCTGTCACGGCTTGATTATAAGTTTGTGGTAGACTCCTGTTTTTGCAAACAATTCATAGGATCTGTCCATATTGACGGGCAGGATGAACCTTGTCTTGGTTATACCATTGATACAGGATTCTCTATGCTGACAACCTCATTGACGGCACAGCAGTTTATTGACGCGCGTGAGCTGGCGGATTGCCGGGATGATCAGCTTCCCCTGCTTGCTTCCATCCTGTATTCTTCACTCCCTTATGAGAGTGACAAGGCGCATCAACGTGCCGTTCTTTTTTCAAAAATGGATGTTAAAACATTGCAGGCCATCCGTTTCAATTTCAAGGGATTCATCAATTATTTGTTCAGTCGTACAGAATACAAGATTCTTACTAAAATCATACCGGGAAAGGAATCTGTGATAAGCACAGGGGCACAGGATGCTCTGTACGGCTTGAGTGCTGACGGATATGGAAATTTGCATGAGATATCCCAGATGAGCGTCTTGCAGTATCTTGGAATCCTGAGAAAGAAGATGATTGAATCCGTGCGTAGCCTTCATGCCTCCAAAATGGATGTTGCTGAGATCGCTAATACCACCCGGTTACCAATTGATGTTATAAATGATATACTATGATTCTTGAGTATTTAAAATATTTTTCCCGGTTCCCTGCCCGTGACGGGGTTCTGGATATGTTTATTAACGGAAGTTCCGAACTTTATGAATATGAGGAACTGAAAGGGTATATAGCCGGTATGTCCGAACCTTTGGTTCCTGATATTTCCAATTTTGTTTTTGGGCAACGTTTTGAGGATGTTAAAAGACGGGTGGATGCCTTGATAGGAACTTATCTGTTCTGTGATTTTGGGGAGATACAAAGCTCTCAGGACAATATAGGTTCCATAGAGGATACGCATAAGCGTGCGGTGACGGTTGCGGTCAAATTAGGGAATAAATCTGATATGGTAGAGGTTGCCATTCAGAGTGACCGAACATTGAAACTATTGAATGAGGTACGTGCTTATATGATGTATGATTCCCGTTATATGTCATGGCTCAAGCCTATATCGGATAATCAGACGATTGTGCCTTTTGTTTCGCCTGAACTGTCATCAATAGGCTGGAGCATGAGCTTTGTCGCATCGGCTCCCGACTGGATGAATGTAAAAGAAATAATGAAACACATAACTTAAAACAGATATGAATACAAGTTCTAAAATCACATTTTCGGTTTTCATTACCGAATTTTATAGTTTGATGTGGGATATGAGATGGTTGATGCTGCTGGCTTTGATTCTTATTTCTACAGATTTATGGTGGGGTATCAGCAAATCCAAACGCAGGATGGAGGAAGTGCGTATAAGCCGAGCTATCCGGAGGACTCTTATAAAAATGGGGGATTACGTATGTATAATTCTATTGGGGGCGGTTTTAGGGAAAGCGATTGGTGAACCTTTGGGCATTTCTTATTCCACTATTTCCGTATGCTGTATGCTGATAGCCTGTTACTGTGAGCTTGAAAGTGTGATCAGTAATTACTGCGAATGTAAAGGTTTGCATTACCATATCAGTCTTTGGAGCGTTTTTAAGGGATTGGTCGGATTGAAAAGTAAAGAATTGAAAGAGGTTATTAATGATATAGAAAATGAAAGCAAACATGAAAATCTTAATTGACAATGGCCATGGAGCCAACACACAAGGCAAGCGTTCCCCGGACGGTCGTTTGATCGAGGCGTTATATACCCGTGAAATTGCCGTCCGTGTGGAACATGAGTTGTGTAAGAGGGGGTATGAGACACTTCGGATTGTGCGTGAGGAAGTTGATGTGCCGCTATCGGAGAGATGCCGCCGTGTAAATGATATCTGTTCGGAACTGGGAAAGAGTAATGTTCTTTTGGTATCCATCCATTGCAACGCCGCCGGAAACGGGGCACAATGGATGCAGGCTCGTGGATGGGAGGCATGGACCAGTATAGGGCAGACAAAAGCGGACAGACTTGCTGATTGTCTGTATGCTTCGGCTGAAAGATTCCTTCCTGGAATGAAAATTAGAAAGGAACTGTCTGATGGTGATCCGGACAAGGAGAGCGGATTCTATATTTTAAAACATACGGAATGTCCGGCTGTATTGACGGAAAACTTATTTCAAGACAATATGGAAGATGTGGCTTTCCTTTTGTCTGAAGAAGGGAAACAGGCCATAACATCCCTTCATGTCGAAGGAATAATTAAATTCATTGAACTATGAAGCTTATACCTTGGATCTTGATAGTCTTGTTAAGTATCATGCTGATGCTTTCATGGTGTTCCCGCCCGACTGATAATTCTGGAAAGCTTGCGCCGGATACATTATGGACGTTGGTTGTTGACACCATAAGGGATACCATCATACCTCCGCCTGAGGTAGAACATTATGTAAGAGTGGATACCGTTCTGTTGCAGGTAATGGAAGATCCTGATGTGGACATAGACTCTACGTTGCCTGACTCCATGCCGGTGATAATCCCGATAATGGAAAGGGAATACCGGACGGATGATTATCGCATTTTGATTAATGGTTATAATCCGGAACTTAAGTCAGTTGAATTGTATCGCCCTACAATGTTGGGAACTATTAAACAGAGAAATAAACGGTGGGGGATTGGTCTTTCTGCCGGATATGGTATCGGAAGTGGCGGCTTTTCTCCTGTGTTGGCTGTTACTATCAATTACAATCTGTTGCAGTTTTAACAAAAAATCCCCGGCTTGCGGTCTTGCTCTTATTCTATTGACAGTCGAATTTGAAAACCTTTGGAGTGCCGGGGATAGATAAACAACAATGTTTTTAATAAATTGTTTCTAAATTTTGCATTATTATGAGCAAGACCGCACGTTTTAATGAAATCCTTGAATCAGTCGCCTCTTTCACGGAAATACATCAGGAATTTATCCTGTCAGACAATCGGGCCGCCGAAGTGGTGGATGCCCGCTGCATTTTGGTAAAACTGTTATCCGAAGAAGGTTTCTACCCTTCCCAAATCAGCAAGTATATGGACCGTACAGAAGCTAGTATCCGGTATCTGCTTGCTTCCTATTCATCCCGAATTTCTGCCAGCCTGTGGATGGAAAAAGATGTCGAAGTTATTCGCAAACATCTTGAAAATAAGTCGAAAGTAATTGGTAAATAAGAAGCAAATAACTGTAATTCAGTTGATTATTATAGTCTGTACCTTTGTGATGTCAGGTTATAGCCTGGCCTAGTAACTTATTAAAACATAATATTATGACTATCAAAGGTATGAAC